TTTTACGCTATCCTGTTTCTTATAGGCCACGTCTCTACAATAGTTACCTAAGTGTTAGAGATGGTGATGCAGTTCTGTTTTTCAAGAAATTCTTTATTAAACGTGAAAAACAAATTGGTGTCGCCACTGCCTTACAAGGGTCTGATCGAGTTACTGAGATTCAGACTGATGACAACACTATTGCATATTTTGATCCGCGCAATATTTCTGCCGAAACCGATACTGGAAAAATTGCTATGCGCTGGATTACTGCCTTTCAAGAGGGTATTTATCATCTTCAAATGGAACATCCCGAAAATTATTGGACTTATATTACTTGTGGATATTCTGCTGAAGCTCTATCTTGCCTTTACAACGAAGTCATCAATCGATTTGAAGACCCTGTTATCATTGAAACTGATGGCTCTCGCTGGGATGGAACGATGAATCAATTCTTGCTCCTTAATAAAAGAGACGTCTACAAGTTTTTTGGTATGTCCCGCCGTGATTAAAAGAAACTTATACGCTCTTTCAAAGTCCGTGGTGCTACTCGATTTATTAAGTTCTTGAGTTTATTTTCACAAGCTTCTGGTGCTAAAGACACCAGCAGTGGGAATAGTGTCACTAATAAATTTGCTACAACGCTCGTTAATTGTATGATTGAGAGACAATTGCGTCACTTAGGTTGTCCAACTTGTGTTGACAGTGCATGTCAACACACCACAATTCCCTATCATATGAACAACAGTGACGGTCGAGTTGTCACAGTTAATGTTCCTCTTTGTATACCAAAAATTGCTACTTTTGTTATTGGTGATGACAACTTTAAAATAATGGAGCGCAAGCACTGTGAATTGATCGGAAATGAAATTTTGTTAAATATTGTAAATAGCACACTCTGCAGTGTGGGCATTAATCCTGAGACTGTAATTCATAAAAATAAAGTTTTGGCCTCTTATTGTTCTGGACATTTCTTACCCGTCGTTGATGACTTTGGCAGGCATTGCTATGCTTTTACGTCCAATCTTATACGCCCCATACTTAAGAGTGGTTGGATGTTAAAGGAAAACAAGAAGTGCACTGTTCCTGATTGGGCATATAATGTTGGTTACTCTGGGATGCTTACTTACAATCATGTCTATTTCATTAAACCCAC